TCATACCTTGAATGTCACCGCCCATATCATCACGACTATAAAGCCGGCCAATACTCCGAGGATTACGCCCAGATCATACGCGCTTATCTCCGGCGCAGCTGGTATATCATCCTCAACAGCAGCCGTAAGCTCCGCCGTCGTATCAGCAATTGTTCCCGCTTGTTGTTCCATCTGCTCTTCAAGTTCATCTATATACACCTCTTCTCGAGACAGCTCTTCAGGCTCCGGTGTTGGCGGCGGCGGCGTTGGGGCCGGCAGGGTTACAGGCGCTAATAATACCGCTGTCATGACTTGTCGCGGACTCCGCGCAGCTTATACTCGTCTATGGTTTCCTTCTGTTCCTCGCGTTCCGCTTGTTTGCGCTCTCGGTATTTCAGTACGCGCGTGCCCGCTATGCCGAACGTGAACAGGCCTACCGCTATCACCCACACATACGTTGTGTTACTTGTCAGCCATTCCCACATCTGGGACACCTCCTTACTTTCCTAAACAATCAACCAACATTGAAAAATTTACTTTTATTTCGTCCATGCGATTCTCTGACCAATCTTCTTTACGGATTTGTTTGCTGTTCGCAAAGCTATGGCAGCTACTGCAAACGCCATCCTTTTCACCCGGCGCATTATTACAGAACCGGCTGCCGCCTAGGGCGTGATAAAATTTCTTGCCGCAGCCGACACACCTTGATTCCAGCTTATACAGCTTGATCTTGGCCTTGTACAAACCCTTTAGATAACAAATAACCCCGTAACAAACAAACGCCATCACGATCATAAGTAAAGCTAAACCGAATACTGCGCCTGTCATTATGCCGATTGCTTTTCCTAATGCCTCTACTATCTCATTTGTTGTCAGCTCTTGCATGGGGACACCTACTAATTATTAAATTTTTGTGAACTGTTGTAAGTTGTTCGCTTACGTTATACAGTATACAGCGTAAGTTTACGTAAGTCAATAGCCAATTGATTATTTTTTACAAATGTTCTAAAATTAGTAAGAGGTGATAATTCATGGGGACTACTAAAAAGGTTCTATCAATTAGAATTGATGAGGAACTAAAACAAAAGATTCACGATGAAGCAATACTACAAAGAAGAAACGAAACGAACCTTGTAACCGTTATTCTCGAAGACTACTTCGAGAACATCGACCGGACAAAAAAAATAGCTGAACGTAAAAAGTAAAAGACCCTCGGCCACCACCGAAGGTCTTTTGCTGATATTGAGGGGGACGCTACATATGATAAAGGATTTTCTACAGTTCTTATCTAGGTTTTTTTCCTATGGGCTTGGCGCGGCGCTTCTATACATTGGAGCGGCTACTCTAATTGCAAAACAACAATGGTATGGAATATTAATTATCCTCGTTGCTCTTTTTTTCCTCTTTTTGGGAACAAGGAAAAAGAGATAGTTAACCACCGTCGAGATAAGAAGTAAATAGAGGTATACCAATCAGCAGCTCCCCGGCAGTGTACCAGACTGCCGGAGAATCCAAAGGAGGGGGTGATTCCTATCAATCTTCTACGATACTTACCATTTGTCTTTTTCTTTATCTCTGCTTCAGCTTTCGCATTAACATACGGCCTGTTTTCTTGGCAAACACTATATTGTGTTCTCGTATTTATAGGCCTGTTTTTACTCGGCGTCTGGATAAAACGCCTTATTACCCGAAGTATCAACCGTAAAAGATTTTGACTTTCCGCTGATTGGTATACCTTTACTTGCTTCTCCTTCCGGCACGCCAACCTAACCACGGGTTGGCGTGAATGTATTTGCTCTGACGAGCAATTATTAGATCCGCGCTGCCGCGCGTTCTCCTCTTTCTTTTAAGGGCGGGGCTGTCGGGGCGCGGCGCTGTACCGTTGCTTCCATTTGACCACTAGGTTAGGTTGCTTGTGGCTATACTTTGACGGCGCTATGTTTCCGCGCCTGTCGGTGGCCACTCTGTTATGCCAAAAACCGAATCCTTATACACACCCGCGAAAACCGAACAAAACCTGTACCCTTTTGTCCAGTTTTTGTACAAGCTTCCCTTTTTAACTCCACACTATTCTCAAAAACTGGTACGCTCACCTACGGCTCGCACAAAAGAACCGTTTTGTCACAGTTTTCGCGGGCCTGCGGCGGTCAGCTTATCGACGACCTCACGGTATTTTTGTTCGAACGGCGATATTTTGTCTTTTCCGGCGTAGTAACTGCCGTGTTCGGCTTTCAGCTGCCTGTATTTAGGGTTAATCTTTGAACTGCTGGCGGCGGTCAGCTCCTCGATGAAGCTGTCCATGCCTTTTATCTCTATGTAGGTCGCTATCGCGTTTCCCGCCTGTTTGAAGATGTAATCTTCGAGTTTGCCGAGGTTGTACTCTACGCCGAGGTTTTCAAAGAGCCGTACACGTTCCGCGGCGCCCACGAACCGCGACCAGTATTCTGTCATCTCCCAACGCCATTTATTGCTATCACTGCCGCTGGGGACGACGTAGCGCAGATTATTCTTTATTATGCCGAGGAATTTATCTCTTATGGAATCCTCGCCGAAATTAACGTATCTGCGCACGAACGCCGCGGCGTTTTCCTTGCGGAGCTGAAGCTCAGCGCGGATCCAATGCGTGCCGTCCGTCAGGCCGCGCTCTCGCGCTTTGTCGTAAATCCTGATCATCGTGTTCGAGCCTTTGCACCCATGGTTTATTGTTGAGCCTTTGGAGCTGATTATCGCTTCGTAATAATCGAATTTGGAAACAAACCGTTCGGCCTGTGTATCATGAAAGAGCTCGTCCATCTCAAGTATGCCGTCATGGTCGTCGAACGCTATATCTGTTCGGGTGTAATTGATGTCGCCGCCATCATACGAGAGCGACTTGAACAGCTCATAAAAGCTGATGTCCGAGTACGATTCGAACGTCCGGCAGCCCTGCCCGGACAGCTCGCACCATACGCCCATATCCTCCCTGCCGTTGTAGTGGATAGAGATACCGCCGAAGTATAACCGGTCTCTGTAGCCGTTTGCGCCTTTGGTACCGGTGAACGGTACGCCCTGAACCTTTAATACATCTTCTATGAGGTCGGCAGGACTATGTATCTTGCTGGTGAACGATACCCAGTCGAAGAGATAAAAAGAATTCGGATACTCAGGAAACGTCATCAAACACCCACCCTCTTGTATGTAGTACCCCCCTGTTAGCGGGGGGGGTACAAACCGGCGCTCTGCGCCGCTTCTTCAGATTACAGTTAACAGTTAACTGCCTTATCTGTTATCTGTTCGTTGTTATCTGTTAACTGTTAACTATCCTCGCTCCCCACTCGGTGGTCTGCACCTCCAACAGGCTCACACCGACGAGCTCTTTTGCGTATTCTTCGGCCTGTTGTTTTTCGAGCGCGGTAAAACGCCGGTCCTCCCCCAGAGGGGCCCCACCGGCATTTTCCCGCGCTTTCAAAATAAGCGAAGCCTCGAGCTCGCTGTCCGCCTCGAACATATTCGACGTGTTGTAGATATTCGCCAGCCATGCGCGGTACGTAAAGAAGCCAGTCTTGCGGAACATCTTTATGTCGAACTTTATCCAGCGCGTTACGGAGATAAACAGCGTTATCCCTAACAGCTTCGTGAACAGCCACAACAGCAGCATGAACATCTTGCCGCTGGGGTTGTTCTCGACCTTGAAATGGATCGTCTCACGCTCCAGCAGCTTACGGATAGCGGGGTCGATATTATTTATGTGCTGCGTTATCAGCAGGAAATCGAACCCCAGCTTGCGGTGCTGCGTGAAGAACCATTTCCAGATCTTGCGGGTGTCGTTCTCTTTCATCAGCTCGGGGTCGAACATCAGCTGGCACTCGTCCAGCACCACCAGCGTCTGGCCTTCGTAGACCCGGCCTTTGGCGTTCTTCTTATGGTGTTTACGCGCGAACTCTACAAAGTTCTCGACTAACACCATCGAATTATCCCACACTATCGGCATACGCGCCAGCCGGCCCAGCCGGCCGGGAAGCTCGATCTCGAAGTTGAGGATTGTACGGCGCCGCATCATTAAGCGCTGCAAAATCTTTTTGACGGCGTTCAGGCTCTTGCCGCTGCCGGGGGTGCCCGTGTATATGTCGATCATTTTATCATCACTCCCCTATTGAATCGCTTTGAACCATCTTAAAGCTATCGAAACTACATACCATAGAGCTATCGCCACAAGCCACAGCTCAAGCATTACTATCATCTCGGAGATAGGCACAAACCAGTTGAGTGTCGCCAGCAGCTCGTTATCCAAGGTATTCTGAAAGGAATGGAACGGGCATAGATCAGGGATTCCGCTGAACACGCTGTTTATGCCGCTGCCGATACTCTCTATAAGGCCGTTAAGAAACCCGATTATCCAGTCACCCATATCGTCACCACCTTATCAGTTTAGGCGTCAGCTTAATCAAGCCGATTGTAAACAGGGTTACTATGAAGAACCGCATCATAGGCATTAACGGAGATATGACCGTTAGGTCAAGCGTAAATTCCACGGGCGCCCTGCCGGGTAACAGCGGCAGCGACACATGGAATATTGGTTCCTTGGATTGCGCTCTAAACGAGGTCAGGACATTTGCGACATCCCACGGTAAGCAGAACGGGAAGACCGCGGGAAACGCTATACCCAGCAGCGGCGAGAAGTCTACTTTTGAGCCGACGCCGGTGTCGGGGATTGCGGGGTTATCGGTGCCGGCGTCCGTGTTGGCGTCCGTGCCGGCTTTTGTATCCGCTGCCGCTTTTTCAGCTGCCGCCGCTGCCGCTTCTGTCTCCGCTTCCGTCATTGCGCCGGGGTTTATGAGGTCAATCATTCCTTCGATAGTCTCTATCCGGCTCCGTATTTCTTTATACTCGGCTTCCGTTACTCTTTCGGGAATTGAATCGTGGAATTCCTTTATACCGTTGAGCAGCCTGTCAAATCCTAGTAAGCCTTGCAACAGTGTCCATATGCTCCACAGTAAATCCCTCAGCTCGTCCGCTTTCGCTTTGCCGTCCCAGACATCGGTTCCGGGCGGCACGGGGATCGGCGGGGAATATACGTCGGCGCCGCTCATGGCGTTGATGGCTTTCCAGCGCTGGAAGGCCTCGCTGAAGTCGGGCGCAGTCCATGCGGGCGGAAGCGTCATGGTGACTTCTGCGGGCAGCTCTTCCGGTGCGTCGTTGGTGACGGTATTTGTTGAACCAATGCCGAATTCTTCGTATGTCACATCAGGAACACTAGGAGCATACTCATAGCTAATAATACTTGATGCGGTATCTATAAGCTTACTAACGAGAAATTTTACAGTTCTAGTTGTATCTGTAAACCTTAAAAATAAGTATCTATTCTGAGGTGGATGTTCCGAACTACTGGCAATCGCTTCAAACCAATAATATAACCCATCTACATCTTCCCATCTAACGGGATTCCCTAACAATATTTTTCTTGTGCCGTACGGCTGATACACTCCATTTATATAACCTTGGCCATTAACAATTCCTGATGGATGATAATATATCCAGCCAATAGGTACTCTGTAATATCTTTCATAATTTACAGGATTACCGTACCGTTGCCCATATTCTACAAATTCAAGCCCCCACATTGGATTGTTTTCTACTTCTTCTATATACCAATCACCTGCATTAAAAGTATTTACAGCCGGATAATGTTCCTGTCTAACCCTGAATATTGCGTCAAGCAATCCCCTGTCGTAGTGAATCCGCTTTATCTCATCTACACCCATCGCCCACCATGCCGCTATCTCACCCGCCTTATTCCATATCGAACTTCGCTCCACGGCTTCTAATCCGTTGTATACGGCGATTGCGCTCTCCAGCATATGCCCGATGGCGTCCTCGCTGGGGACATACGCGCCGTTGCCGAGGTCCGACACGTATTGAACGCCTGCCGCGCGCTGTGCCGCCATTGTTGCTTCGATGAGCGCGAAGATGTCGGCGTTGTCGTAGCCGTCTACAAGCGGATTCTGATAATAGGCCATGTCGCCGCCATGCGGGATAAACGGCAGTGACGGCGGCGCGGGCATGGGCAGTATCCCCGCGGTCGCTTTCGCCGGAGGGGATACCGGCGCGTTGGCGGCGATAATCACAAGCGCGAACAACAGGCAAATGACGCGCTTGTATTTGGCTTTTGTTCTTTGGTTCATACCGTTTATCACTTCCGTTTATGGGTAGAGGGGAGATTATTCTCCCCTCTCTTCTCGCTGGTTTCATTATCAGCCCGCCGAGCCGCCGGCAAATGTTTGACATTGTGTGTCAATATGTTATAATAAAAAGAAGAAGGCAGGAATATCGCTAATCTTATTGTCAAAGTGGTCAATGATTACTTAGACGGTATTGACGACGCAAAAAAAGACTTAGCAAATAAGCGTCCCGACCTGCACGGTGGGGACGCTTAACTATAGATTGAGGGGGATTATTTTCATATGCCTGATTCTTTCGTTGATTCTTTTATAAACTATCTAATTATTTTTTCTGGCCTTATCATCACCGCTATCCCCGTTTTAATTGTAATCGGAATCATCAGCGCCATTATTAGGCCGTCAGGCGGCATGTAGCTGTTACTATCAATATATCTATTATTACGCACTTAATCAAAAAGAACTGATGGCCGATGTTGCGAAATGTATTTACCCCCTCAGCAAAATTTTTTTCAAATTTAATGGAAAGCATACTTGACATTGCCCGGCAGCTATGCTACACTGATGTCAAGCTAGCTTTCCATTATATAGGTGGTGGTTTTTTGAAAAACAGGATCGAAGAATTCCGCAAACAGCGCGGCATAACGCAGGAGGAGCTTGCCGCCGCGCTGGAGGTTTCAAGGCAAACGATAGGCTCTCTGGAAAACGGCAGATATAATCCGTCTATTTTGCTCGCGTTTAAGCTGTCCGAATACTTCGGCGTGAGCATCGAAGAAATTTTTATTTATTAAGGAGGAAAAACAATGAATAAGCTCAAAACACTGGCTTTTTACGCCGGTATAGCAATTTTCGCCGGCGGCATCGCCGCAATTATATTTATTGACGCGGAGGACATTATGAGGTTCTTTCCCGCCGTCATGATTTTATCCGGCACATTGCTCATCAGCGCAAGCATACCGTCCATGCTCGGCAAAAACCCAAAATTGGCAAAGGAGCTGGAAATCCACGAGAAAGATGAGCGCAACATCCGGCTGCGGGAGAAAGCGGGTTACAGCACTTGGTTTGTCACCCAGTTTGTTCTCATGGCGATGATGATAACCTTCGTCATATTGGATTATAAACTGCCGGGCTGGATAGCGGTCGGCGCGCTTTTCATCCATAACGCAAGCCTTATCGCGGGGATATTTATCCACAACAAAAAAATGTGAAAACGGAGGAATCAAGATGAGAAACAGAAGGACAGGACTGTACGGGCTGGGGCTGATAATCTGCTCTGCAATTTTTGTTGTCAGCTTTATTTTGTTTATGACAGGCATTATGGAAAACGTGTCAAGAGTCATAAATTCCGCGGCAACGGGAGCCGGCCTCGTATGCTTGGTTAATTATATCCGCAGAAAAAAAGAACCCGAGTATGCCAAACGGCAGGACATCGAGTTAAAAGACGAGCGCAATAAAATGCTGGACGGAAAAGCGGCGTATTTCTCATGGACCGTCGGGCTTTGTGTCTTAGGCGTTATGATATTTATTTTCTCGCCGTTATTTTTGGGGACTGTAACGTCGTTTCTGATTGTTTGCGCGGCGTTTGCTATATATTTTGCGAGTTTCTTAATAGCGAGGTTATATTTCAGCAAAAAAATGTAG